CTGGACAAGATGAAATAACAACTGGCTTTGCTGCAGCAGACGAATTAATGTACTCTGATGGTGGTGTAATTAAAAGAGTAGGACTTGATGTTTTAGCTACTAAATTATTTTCAGTAGCAACAGCAGGAACAGTAGCACAAGCTAGTGATCATATGCTTTTCCTAGATGCAGGAGCAACAGGAGATGTGATAGTAGAATCAATAGATGATTTCTTGTCAGCTATAGCAGGTAGTGGTATATCTGTATCAAGTTCACAACTAACAGCAAGTGGTGGAATAAGTGAATCTGATGCGATAGCTTTAATAATGGCATTAGGATAATAATTAATTAAGAAGGAAGGAATAATATGGCAAATACATTTAGAGTAATAACAAACACTATGCCAGATTCGGCAACAACGGCAGATTCTATATACACAGTACCAAGTAGTACAACGGCTGTTATAAATAGTATGGTAATAGCTAATGTACATACTGCTGATGTAACAGTAGATGTAGAATTACAAAGTGATACTTCTGGAGCAGGAAGAACAGCTACTAATGGAAATGTAACTTTATTAAATGCAGTTACTATTCCTGTAAATACTTCACTAGAAGTTTTACATAAATTAGTTTTAGAAGCAACTGATGTTTTATTAGTAGATTGTAGTACTACTAACGGAGCTGCTGTAACTTTATCGTATTTAGAGATTACATAATACTATGAAATATATAGGCACACACCCTAGAGAAGGATTGGTTCTTTTAGCAGAAACTAACATATCTTCTAACACAGCACAAGTTGCATTTGATGGGGTATTTTCAGATGTATATGATGTGTATTATATTGAAATATATAATCTAGTAGCACAAACAAATGACCATGCTTTTGAAATGCAATTTACTAATGGTGGATCTGCTATTAGTGGTACTATTAAAAGATCTACAAGGTGGTCATTTACTGATACGACAGGGGGAAGCAATGCTACTAACGGAAGTAGTGATGATGTAACTACAGGTCTTGGTACTGATACAGGAGAACACGCATTTATTACAGGGTGGATAGTTCCTCATACTACAAATGAAAAGTTTGCAAAGTTTGAACTAATGCATCAATTAGCAGATGGTACAAACATACGCATTACACCAACTTACTTTTTATCATCGGCTACAAAATGCGATGGTATAGATTTTGAAATGAGTACCGACAATATAGCTAGTGGAGATTTTAGAATATATGGATTAGCAAAAGAATTTAATCCTATCAAATCTTTAAAACAATCTAGGAAAAATATTAATTTTGTAGAAGATAATTACATAGGCGATGTATCTTTAGGTACAGGAGGTTGGGATCATATAACAACTTCTATTGCTAGTGATGATGATAGTAGTATAACATTGCAAAATTGTTTTGCTAATTATGATTTATATAAAATCACAGTACATGATATGAAACCTAAAACAGACGATCAAGATTTATCTTTTCAATGGATGATAGATTCAACTGCACAAGAAGGAACATATAAATCTACTAGGTATTTTCAAGATGGGTTAGGTCAGGCAACTACTACATTACAAGAAAATCAAAGTGATTCTGTATTAATGGATGCAGTAGGGACTGATGCCAGAGAAAGTGGAGTAGCTACTTATTATTGCAATCCTAATTCTACAAAAGATAGGTATTTATTTGGCAGAGGGGCATTTAAAATGGAAGATGGTTATGGAAGAGCATGGTCTAGTGGAACATCTTATGATAGCACATCTGCATTTAATGGTATTAAATTTGTATGGGCAAGTGGTAACTTTGAGTCTGGGAAAGTGTCAATATATGGGAGGAAAAAATGAGTTATATAGGTAAAAGTAATGCAGGTAATCCTGTACTATTAGCTAAAGATCCTGTAAGTTCAGCAGTATCTTCTATTACATTTGATGAAGTATTTGATGATAACTATACAGAATACTTAGTAACTTTATTTAATATGACAGTAAGTAGTGCAAGTGGTGTTCAAATTTATTGGAAATGGAGAAATGCTGGGAGTGATATAACAGGCACACACTACAGAGCATACATGGTGTTAAGTCCTAATAGTGCTAATGGTCAGATAGTAAGTAATCCAACTACAAGTAACTATGTACCGATAACAGATTATTCTTTTGGTACTAGTGCAACAAGGGAATCCTTACATAGTTTAATTACTTTATACCCTAGAAGTACAGGAGTTAAGTTTACTATTAATGACAGTATGTTTGTAGCTGATAGCAGTAATGCTTACAGCAGCGAGTTTACAGGAATGCTAGACGATGCTACGCAAGTAGATGGTTTTCAAATCTATGCTAGTAGTGGTAATATAGCAGGTGGAGAAGTATGTGTATATGGAATTAAAAGTTAAGGAGTAATTATGGCTACTTTAGAAGAAAATAAAACTACATTAAAAAATGCAAACTCAGAGTTGTATAAGAATGTTAATGGAGAACAAATCAAACTAACTGATTCTGAATACGAAACAGAAATAACCAGACAAGCAACTAATATGACAAATCAACAGGCTAAAAATACTGTGATTACAGATGGTGGCAGTCATGCAGATTACAAAGCAATAAGAAAGAATGCTTACATCTCTGCATTAGGAGATGCTTACGATCAGTTAGATTATATTTACCACAATGGTCTTGATGCATGGAAGGTAGAGATCAAGAAGGTAAAAGACAAATACACTAAGCCTTAATTCTAAGGAGGTTTCGCTATGAAGCCGAAGAAAGAAATCACAGAAGAAGATCTAGAATTATTAGAACGGCACATCAACTCTATTAAGTTGCAGTTAATTGATGCCAAAAATCAATTCAGTAAATCATTATTTAAAATTCGTGGTACAATAATAATACTCACTATTGTACTTGTAATTATTTCAGTAATAGGTTATATAATATGAACATGAAAATAAAATTTAAAAAACCAAGTATAAAAAAAATTTTAAAAGGTATTGGGAAATCTATCTTAAACACCTTTACAGTGGTACATTAGCATTTGCTAGTTATATAAATCCAACGCCATACATAGCAGAGTATTTCCCTCAGCTACAAGTAGGACACTATACACTTGAATCTCTTTATGCAGATGTTAAGTGGTGGCAGGACCAGGGTTACATAGCATGGTCTATATCTGGAGGAACAATTGTAGTAGGGTTAGCTATACACATAAGAAGTATCGGCAAACTAATTCGTGCAATCAAAGCTAGTCCACGAGCTGTACTAAATGCTCCGGTAAAAACATACAAGAAGCTAAGAGCAGGAAGGGATTGGTTATTTGACAAAGTAGAATACCTTAACAGCGAAAGTAAGAAATGGAGAACAGCATTTAACATAGCTAAATCTCCTTACACATTACTTCGTGCTATGGGATTCAGTCCCCAGATGGCATTAGGTTTATTGACAGTAGGTGGTTCTGTTGGTGGTGGTGTAGTGGTAAACGAAACTATACTAGCAGAAAGAAACTTTACTAATGGAGATGCTGGAATATACGCAGCTCCTAATAATATACCTTCAGAAACTCTTGAGTCAGCTATGATGTTTAGAAAAGAAAACAAACAAGACAATACTTTACGAATTGTCTTAGCATCAACACCAGTATCTGAAATAGGAATCTATGATGTAACAATAGGTACAGCATATACATCATCTACTTTACCTAGTGGTAAAACAGAGGCAGTATTAGTTGAAGGAACAGATGTGTCAGGTGGTACGGCAACTCGATTAGAAATTGGTGAATTAATCTTTGAAAAGTCACGTTGCAAATCTTTGGATTTTTCGGACATAACCGCCCATACGATTAACGTCATTGGGAATGCCTCAGACGGACAATCGCTATCTCAAAGTGCAGGTACTGCACGAATGAGAGCAATCGGTGGTGGTCATCACCAAGCACAAGCTATGGTAACTAAAGGTGGAACATATGACAGGATATGGATTGATGCTCCTAATAGTGGAGTGAACGGAAAGGTAGATAAACTTATACTATCTAATCTTTGGACAAAAGGAGGAAGTTGTACCCTAAGACAAATGGACATAGGTACACTTACTATACAACTAAATGAAGTAGGTCAAGGTAATGGCTTTGACTCTAAAGAATTTACTATAGCTACAACTGTAACAGCACAGGTGTGGAATGTCAGTAATAATGTGGAGGTTTCTATAGCAGAACCAGCTACACAATAAAAATTAATGGGAGAGGGTTTTAGTTCATTCCTTTGATAGTTGATAACACCTAACAAGAAATTTTACCTCTCCCTGATAAAAAAAAGATAGGAGGTTGTCTCCTTTAAAGTACCCTCCTATCTTAAATTTAGAAAGAAAATGAAAAAGAAATTTAAAATAGCATTAAGCACAATAATACTCACTACCACAGTAAGTTATCTCGTACAGCACTGGTTCAAGCATTCTGGCTTAGAAGATAAGACACTCAACAAACTAGATGATATTAAAGACATATTCAATGGAGGAAAAAAATGAATTGGATTGCTAAAATACGCCCCCAAATATTTCTAGCTATAGTTATACTAGGAGTTATAGCAGTATATGCTCTTAGGGTAGGTTATGTAGAAGTAGCAACAGCTACTATAGGTGGACTGATTGCTTTAGGCATGAAAGTATTAGAGGCAGATTAATGTTTACTTATAATTGTGAAGTTACTTATATAGTTGATGGAGATACATGCGATGTTAAAATTGATTTGGGATTTAAAATCTTTCATATGGCACGTGTTCGGCTTTACGGGATCAATGCCCCTGAGTCAAGAACTAGAGATAAAGAAGAAAAGTATAGGGGTCTTCAGGCAAAAGCTAGATTTGGCGAACTTGTCAGAGAAAAAAACGTACGCCTTGTTAGCCATGATAAAGGAAAATACGGAAGAGTCCTTGGAGAAATACTCGTTGAACGAGGAGAAGAATGGGTAAGTGTAAATAAACAGCTTATTAAAGAAGGTCATGCAATAGAATACTTTGGAGGTAAAAGAAGATGAAAAATCTCATGCAGGCTTACAATTTAGTTAAGAAATATGGTCATGTTATAGGCATGGTTGTAGAGCTTTTGGTGATAGTAGAGGAAAGTGGGAAGGATAAAAAACTTACTAAGGAAGAAAGAAGTAAGATAATGAAAAAGCTATGGCAAATTGTAAATACAGTCAAGAAAAATCTTAAATAAGAATATTCTGAATTTCGTTACAGCGTTTAATACAGAGGTCAAGATACTCTGTATTGATATCTATTCCTATTGCTTTTCTGCCTAGCCCTAGTGCTACTTTTAACGTTGTTCCGCTACCAGCAAAAGGGTCTAGAACGACTCCGTCTTTAGGGCTGCCAGCTTTAATACAATTCATTGGGATTTCTTCTGGAAACACAGCAAAGTGTGCTTCTTTGTATGGCTTGGTACTAATACTCCATACATCTCTTTTGTTTTTATATTCTCCTGTTTTTTCTGCGTTTGATTTCATGTTTAATCCTTCTGTAGTTCTAGTAACTCCTCTGTCTGACATATTTCCTGTTATGTTTTTTTCTTTTATACTCCATACATCACGTTTGTTTTTGTGTGTATATTTATTGTCTTTTAATCCAGACATTTTAGTTCTTCCAGGAGTGTTGTTAAATTTGTGATTAGAATTGTCTCTGTCTCGTTTGTACTTGTCTTGAGAAACAGTAGGTTCTTTGATTGCATCTGCGTCATAATAATATTTTTTTGATTTAGTTAACAGGAATATATATTCATGCGACTTGGTTGGTCTATCTTTAACTGACTCTGGCATAGGATTAGGTTTTTGCCATATAATATCTGATCTTAAATACCATCCGTCTGCTTGCAGTGCAAAGGCAACTCGCCAAGGAATGCCTACTAAATCTTTTTCTTTTAGCCCTTCAATAACATTGTTTCTTTTACCTGAATAATTAACAACAGCTCCGTTGTTTTTAGCAACAGTTTGTTTAACTTGCGAAGTCCCTCCGGGTCTGTAATTATAATAACTATCACCTAAGTTTAACCAAACAGTCCCTGAAGGCTTTAAAACTCTGTGTACTCCTTGAAATACCTTAACTAAATTATCCACATATTCTTTTGGAGTAGGCTCAAGTCCTAGTTGTAAATCTGTTCTTGCTGCTCCGCACTTAGGACAAACTTGATACAGCCCTGCTCCTTCTCCGTTATTTTGGCTTAATTGTTTTGGAGAGTTTACTCCTCTTTTTGTATCACGTGACTTGTGATCGCAGTTAACATTTCCGCCAGTCCAAGTTGCTGTTCCGTAGTCTCTCAGCCCCCAATAAGGCGGAGATGTTACAACGCAGTCAACTGATTCTGATTCCATTTGTTTTAATACGTCTATATTATTTCCATGATATAAACTTAAATTGTTTAATTGTTTATAATGTTTCATCTTCTAATGTCTCCCATATTTCTTTTAAAATAATAAAATTATGTCTAACTTTATTGCCGTACCAGTTCTTGTCTGTCTTAGATATAACTCCGTTTTGCATAATCATGTTAGTAGGTGTTATATCCACAGCCTTTAAAAATATCTTTAACATTTCGTGTCGAGATATCTCTTCTTCAAACAACTCTGGATGTTTACTTGGTTCTCCACAGCTCATACTACCTCCTTTAATTAAATTCTATATACGCTTGGTATAATACCCATAATATCCAAACAATTAATAATACTAATGTTGTTAGCTTCGGTCCCATTTGATTCTCCTTATGATATTGCCCTAGATATTAAACCTATTGCATATTCTTTATCTGCTTTGTCTTTCCATTCACGTTTGTTTAAATCTGTAAGTATTTCAGTCAACCTGCTCCTACTAATTTTAGATTGGTCGTACATATACAGCCTTCCAAACAAAGTAATTGTCTGTGTCTTTGCGTGCTCATTCATTTATTCATCTCCCTTCAGATAATCTATAGCTTTTTCTAATAGTTCAACATCATCTTTCATATGTCCTATCACTATATTACATGTAAAACATAACAAACCTCTTATCTTTCCTGTCGTATGACAATGGTCAACTGATAAATATTTATTTATCCGATGACCTGTTGCTGTGCCATTACAAATTGCACATCTATTGTTTTGTATTTTTAACATTTGGTTATAGTCATTAAGTGTGATTCCATAAAGTCTTTTAAGTGCTAGTGACCTCATTCTCACAGGGTCATAATATTTTTTGTTATTTTTCCTAGCACATTCTTTACACCCATACGAAACACCATGTGGCTGACCTTTGTGCAAATGAAATTCAGAATATTTTTTCTCAACTTTACAATAAGAACAAACCCTATATCCTTTTTTGTGAGGTGTCATATTGTTAGCAGAATTTAAACATTCGTAGCAATATTCTATTTGTGTTTCATTCATTTATTCATCTCCTTTAATGCGTAGAATAAATCTATTACATCTCCTCCTGCTT